TGTCATTGACTGATAGTTCTTGGTTAGTTGTATGTGACATACGATATGTGTACTCATTGTACTTATGGTTGCGCTTGCCTGTTCGGTTGCTAATCAAACCATTGACTTGGTTAGCACACCATAGACGTTCAATAACTGGCTTGATAACTACAGATGACGAGCCATCATGTGATGACTTGACTAGTAAAAACGCAGCATGTGGGTCATTGGCTACTGTTATACCTTGCGGTACTTCAAGTAACATCCATATGTTAGAGCCATTGTTGTACTCACCTGCTGCAGTATAACGTGCATCACCTGAGTCTACCAGTGTATCTAATGCGTTAAAAACTTCCATATTTTGGACAATCTTATATTTGCTACCAACAATACCAATGACTGAGTTAATATCCTCACGGATGATAGCCTTTTTCTTTGGTACGTCTATGTATGTGGCTGGCGTTACACCATCCTCATCTACTAGTAGTGGTGTGCTCACTGCTTGCAGTTCGCCTTCACGTACAGTCCAGTTAAGTCCTGCTTGTGTTGCTGCATCAGATGCAGAGGTGGCTGTTACTGCAGTGCCACCTCGTACCCAAGCAGACTTGTGCTTACTTGCTATGTCTGTTGTCATATCTCTCCTTATAGGTACTTAGCAATAGACTTCATAGTAGATGCGTTGACGACTAACTCATCTGTCATACGCAATACATTGAGAGCATTAGTAATCTCTTCAACTGTATCTTTATATACATACTCAGCCATAGTTGTGAAGTTACGTTCTGGTTCTTCTGGTAGTTTAATTTTATCTAATGGTATATCATAGTCAATGTTCATAGTATTATTCCATGTACGTACATTAACTCTAACATTAATACCTTTAGATAGGTTAGCCATTGCTAACTTTTTAACATCATCTAACCATTTGTCATGTGCTGCCTGATACTTAGTCTCAAGTGCAGGCTCTGCTTCTTTTTCTTTTTTAACTGTGGCTAACTTAGTTTCCAATGCTTTGATTACTTTATGCGTTGGAACTTTAACTGTTAATGCTTTACTCATTGTTACTCTCCCTCTTCGGCGAATCGTAGTACTGCCCATGAGTTGCTTTCATTTGCTTCTTCAAGCCAGCCTTGCTGCTTAGCCAAACCAATGAATGCACCTTGGCATATAGATTCTAATTGCTCAGGCGGCATGCTAATAATGTTTGGTGTGGATGGGTGGTCAAGATTGAACTCAGTTACTAACTTGATTGTATGTACTACGTTGTATGTTTTACTCATTTGTGCTCTCTCTTTCTGATAGTTGTGTGTCTATCCAGCGAACCATTGTAAATCCGCTGAATCCTATTGTGTCTAACAGTAGAGCCAGTGCTGTGTCATCATCCACTGCTTCTACTTCTATCTCACATTGTATTGTATAATAACTTTTCATTAGTACCAACCGTGCTTTCTCCAGTGTGACCAAGCAATTGAAGGCTTGTCATATCTGTGTTGGATATACGACAGCCCCTTCTCAATCTGGAGAGGGGCTGGAGTACCAGGTTTTGTATTAAGAACTTGCGCTATTCCATACGCTGTTGAGTGAGGGTTATCAGCCGTATGGTCCCATGCTGATTCTTTACCCCATAGTTTCTTTAGTGCAGACCATTCGCCTTTACCCCATGTTGGATAGTGAGTACGCATGTATCCGTAAGCGTATGTCTTAGCCATACTCTTACTCCAGTACTTGGGATTCTCATTAATACATGCATGTTCATGCACGTGATTAACATATGCTTTAAAAGGAATACCGAATAAAGCAGCAGTTGTTAATATCATACTGCTACTTACTGCTAGGTATCTTTTTAGTGAAGACTCCATACTCTTGACTCCTGTCTGATGTTGACATCACGGGTAGATTCACTTGATTCTACACAACCATGATAGTCCTTATGAAAGTACTCGCTATCTTTGTTACGTTTAGCCTTTACTACTATGTATTCTTGGTCTACATAGATAGCACGGTTACAATTCTGGCAGTACTTATCGTAGTTATGTATCTTTAATAGTTCTCGTTTAATCTTCGAACTCATACATCTCATCTGGTTGTCCGCATACACATTCGTATATGAAACAACCACAATCTTCACACTCGTCTAGTTCCCCTCTTGCAAATGGGTCATCAACTTGTGGTTCACTCATCGCTAGGTTCCTCTTCTGCTAGTGATTTCATTATGTCATTAATGGTTGGTTCAGGTGTTGGTTCAGTAGGTGTAGGCATTAGAAGGGTACCTCCACATGATTGTGTTGGCATGCCTTGCGCCAAGCATGTAGTCTGCTTTTAAGAAATCTATTTTCATTTAGCAAGTGTATATTAGCAAAGATAGTGATAAAGATTAACGCTATAGATGTGACCAATGCTATAGTAATAGCAATGATATCGCCAGTTGTTAAGTACATTGTTTCTCCTTGTATAGTAGTTGGATTAATTATAACTTGCGAGTAGCATCCGATTACCGAAGGGACCCGCACATAAAAAAAGCAGGTAGGTGAGAGCCGTTAAGCCCCCACCTACCTGTACTATTTAAGCAGTTACAACTTCATGTACTTCTAGTTGTAACTGTGGTGCTCGGCGGTCACCCTCAGCAACACCTGGACGACGGTCAAAGCGTGTAACCAAACGTCCTTTAAGCGTTACCAATTCGGTTTGTTCCTGACCCTGACGAGCCTTGTCCAACCCAATGATGTCACCTACTGTTGAGTCATCAAGTGCCACGATATTCATACCACATACGTAGACTTGACGGTCAGCGTTACCATTTGAGAACGCAGAGATTTCACGTTGGTCAAACCAACCTGTAACCATTGTACCCTTTGAACCAGTAAATGACTTGATGTTCTTGATTTTGCCTGTAATCGTTACTTCGTTGTTCATTTCATTCTCTCTTTCGTTAGTTGTTAGTTTGTGTTTGGGGTGAAGCCCCTCCCACTTGGGAGAGGGGCAAGCCCCACTTTTACTGTATAAACTTACTGATTTCGTTATACAGTGATGTTGATACATTATGCTCCAATGGTTTGTCACAATCTTGACAATCGTTGAACACCTTTGGCGTGAGTAGGTGACACCAAGGGCACTCTGTCTCACGTTGTGATTGTGTATAATCTTGTAACTCCCATAGGTTGTCCAGTTCTCCACCGTCTTGTAGGTCTGTGGTTGGTTTCTTGTACTCGTATCTAAACTCCACGATACTGCCGTCGATTTGAACGGCAGGGCGTGGTAGGTACACGACTGGACTAACCCAATCGTGAGCACTTGGCTCTGTGTTCAGGAGCCACTGATGTTTGTACTGAAGGTTCCCTTCATCGACTAACTCGTACGCTTTATCAGTTAGTCTTGCGTCAGCCGTATCGACGCAATCTGTACATAGTTGTTCTTGTGCGATACATTCAGGACATGTGTTCATGAGTGTGAGTGAGTCCTGTGTGTAGTCTATGTTCATCGTTCTTTCCTTTCGTCCTGTATCCACCTGATGTGAATACGCCTAAAGAAATACTCCTAAGTCATACCCTGAAGCGAATAGCGAAGGGGCGGGCATGGCTTTAGACATGCCAGGACACGTGGTTTACCACGTGGACAGAGCAATCGTGACCGCTTTACTCTGCTGAATAGGCAGAGTAGGGAACGATTTGACGACGGAGTATGATGAAGGCACCGTAGGAGGACGAGCGTTAGGGCGGCGCGTGTGGCTTCAGACACACCGACGACATAGCGAGAGATGCGGGCTGCGTGCATGGCAGCATGAGGATGCCATAGCCCTAGAGGCTTGGTATCCGATTGCGACAGGCGAGACCGCGCTTGCGCGGGCGGACAGCCTTCGGTCCGACCATCTGGCGAATTGCCATTTATAAGAAATGGCATGAGCGATTCGGTAGAACTGCTGAGGGGTTTATACCATCGGCAGGCTGAGAGGTTTGGAGATACTTCTCCAACTGTATATATTCTATTAACAGACTGGCTCCCAGATAACCTATTTATTTGGCAGGCAGACTGTCTATACATACAGTAGCCACGCTGTACAGAATATAGAGTAATATATACGTACATGTAGTCTACTATTAGACCCCAGGTATGTTAATATACTGCTCTATTACATATGGTATCTCTACCTATATATTTCTGTCAGTATAGTTACAGGGGGTATACTTAACTGTTTCTATTAAGTAATAAACAATTTTGTACAAAAGAGTCCGTTTTAGGTATTTGGACAGGTTAAGTATATATGGATAGTAAAATAGTTCGTAAGTCTTTTTAGAGCCTTACTCACATCTGTTACAATATGCTGTACAAACTGTCTGTTATAGGCGGGACAACTATACCTACAGGATGGGACGATAATGTCTGGATTCAAGAGTGGGGGCGAACATCACCTTGCTAAGGGATTAGCCCTTGCTAAGGCAAACGTCCTTGAGAGCGTACGCGCTGGGATTTCAATTCCCGCTGCAATGGCAAAAGAGAACAAGAAGGCAGATACCATTCGAGTGTGGATGGCGCGAGACCCTGAGTTTTCCCGAGCCTTGGAAGAGGCTAAAGAAGAGGGACAGAAACAATCCTTCACCGCCATGGGCGTTGAGAAGGAGTCTATCCCCTTTGCTGATTTCTCAAAAGCATTTCTAGACCAGACGGTCTTTCCCCATCACCAAGACTGGGTGGACCTACTTGAAGGGCATACCCCTTCGTGGTTGCACCCCTCTATGATTTATGAACCTGGGGAGAACAACCGTCTGCTGGTGAACGTGCCACCTGAGCACGCTAAGTCCACCGTCATTACGGTAAACTACTCAACTTACCGCATTGCCCTCAATCCTAACATCCGCATCATTGTGGTTTCTAAGACATTGAATAAGGCTCGTGAGTTCGTATACGCTATTAAGCAACGACTGTCCCACCCACGCTGGCTCAAACTGCAGACCGCATTCGGTCCAGAGGGCGGCTGGAAAGGTGACGCTGATACTTGGCGAACCGATACTGTCTACCTTGGGGGCGATGCGCGTAACTCTAGTGAGAAGGACCCAACCCTTCAGGCACTAGGTATGGGTGGTCAGATTTACGGTGCTCGTGCTGACTTGATTATTCTTGATGACTGTATAACGACTGCTAATGCCCATGAGTGGGAAAAGCAGATGGACTGGCTACAGAAAGAAGTTATTACTCGTTTGGGTAAAAACGGTAAACTGTTAGTAGTAGGGACACGAATTGCTGCAAATGATTTATATAAAGAACTTCGTAATCCGAAGCACTGGTCGGGTGGCAAAACGCCTTTCACATATATGGGCATGCCTGCCGTCCTTGAGTATAAAGATAACCCGAAAGACTGGGTTACGCTCTGGAAAGAATCTGACGTCCCATGGGATGGAGACGATACTACGCCACAGGATAATGGCTACTTCCCAAAATGGGACGGTCAAGCCTTATTTAAGCGTCGTAGCGAAGTCACTCCGTCAACCTGGGCACTCGTCTACCAACAAGAAGACATCCAAGAAGATTCAATCTTCCCACCAATGCTGGTGCAAGGGTCAACTAACGGGATGCGAAAGCGAGGTCCATTAAAGGACGGCGCTGCTGGACATCCTCCACAAGTAGACGCTTATACTGTTATTGGATTTGACCCTGCTATGGCAGGTAATGCTGCGTTTGTTGTAGCAACATATAACAAAGCAGACGGTAAGATTTACGTAGTTGATTGTATTAACATGGGTGAACCAACACCACAAAAAATTAGGGCGACAATTGAAGAACTTACAATTAGATATAGACCACAAGAATTTCGAGTTGAAATCAACGCTCATCAAAAAGCCTACTCACTCGATGATGACTTACGAAACTGGCTTGCTTCATACGGCGTACGGCTTGACGCTCACTTTACAGGCAAAAACAAATGGGATACTTCCTTTGGTGTTGCGTCAATGTCTAACCTCTTTGGCACAGTCCGTGAAGAAAAGTTCCAAAAGAACAACATTATAGAACTGCCATCATCAGATGGCTCTGAAGGCATTAAGGCTCTTACTCAACAACTACTAACGTGGAAGCCAGAGACTAGAGGCAAGACTGACTGTGTTATGGCTTTATGGTTTGCAGTAATTCGTATTCGTGAATTAATGCAATCGTCAAGTCGAGTAGGACAGTATGCACAAAACAGATGGGCTACCCGAGCACAAGTATCTCATCGTAACTCAATTAACTTAGATGAAGCGTTTGCTTCTCAATGGTCTGAACAATACGGATAGGACAACAATGGCTTTATCAATGGAACAGATTGCTGCGCGAGTTCAATCGCTGCGCTATCGTAACAACGAGCGTGATGCTCGTAACCTAGATGTCCTTGCTGTACGTAAAGGAAAGATTGCTGAAGTATATCCTGACTTTTTTCCAGACGGAGTAGATGCAAATGTCGTTGCGAATTTTGTTGACATTGTTGCCCGTGACTTATCCGAAGTTATGGCACCACTACCAGCCGTCAACTGCTCGGCAGCGAATACGGTTAATGACCGTGCTCGTAATTTTGCGGATAAGAGAACTCGCATTGCTGCTAATTATTTTCAAAATTCTGACCTCGCAGTCCAAATGTACTCAGGAGCAGACTGGTACATAACATATGGTTTCGTCCCTTTCATTATTGAATTAGACGAAGATAGCAAGTTGCCACGTATCCGAATAGAAAATCCAATCGGGGCTTATCCTGAGTTTGACCGCTATGGGCGATGTGTTGCATTTGCGAAAAGATATACACTGACATTAGGTGAATTGGTTTCACAATTCCCTGAGTATGAAAGAGAGTTGCTTGGTGGCTACGGCTACAAGCAAGACCTCAATCATCAGGTTGAAATGATTCGTTACTACGATAAAGACCAGTCAGTTATTTACATCCCATCAAAAGATAATCTAATTTTATCAAAGGCTAATAACCCACTTGGTAAGATGATGGTTGTTGTTGCACGTAAGCCATCAGTTGATGGCGAATTGCGTGGACAATTTGATGACGTACTTGGAATCCAACTGCTTCGCAACCGTTTTGCATTACTTGCAATGGAAGCAGCAGAGAAATCTGTACAGGCTCCAATCGTACTTCCTCAAGATGTTCAAGAATTGCAACTTGGTGGAGATGCAGTTATCCGCACAAACAATCCAGCAGGTGTGCGCCGTGTTGAACTATCAATTCCACAAGGTGCATTTACCGAACAAAGTATTCTTAATCAAGAACTTCGTGTTGGAACACGTTATCCCGAGGGACGTACGGGAAACATTGATGCTTCTGTTGTTACTGGACAAGGTGTGCAGGCTCTTATGGGAGCCTTTGATACACAGGTTAAATCAGCACAAGCAATCTTCTCTTCTGCTTTACGTGATGTAATTAGCGTTTGCTTTGAGATAGATGAAAAAATCTTTCCTGATGAAAAAACAATTCGTGGTGTTGATTCAGGTTCACCATATGAAATTACATACAAGCCTTCTAAAGACATCAAGAGTGACTACTCTGCAGATGTACGCTATGGAATGCTTGCTGGTTTAAACCCAGCACAGGGACTTATCTTTATGCTTCAGGCTTTGGGTGGCGGTCTTATCTCTAAGGATATGGCTATGCGTGAACTTCCATTTACGGTTAACGTAACTCAAGAACTTGAAAAAATTGAAATTGAAAAGATGCGTGATTCACTTGTTGGTTCATTAGCATCTATGTCACAGGCTATACCTCAAATGGCAATCCAGGGGCAGGACCCAACAGATTTAATTCGTAAGATGGCTGATGTTATTAACTCACGTAAATCTGGAAAGCAAATTGAAGACGCTATTCAAGATGCGTTTCAACCCGAGAATCCTCCTGCTGGTGAACAAATACAGTCTGAGCAACCTGTCCCCGCTGCTCCTGGTGAACCACCAGCAGGAGGCGCTCTTCCAAGCGCCGCACCAATGGCGGAAGAAAGACCAGGATTACAAACACTTCTTAGTACATTAACTGGAGAAGGTGGAACAAAGAGCGCATCGCGTTTAAGTCAACAACGAGCAGTATAGGAGTAAACCATGGCAACACCTCGTAAGAGAAAAGTAAAAACTGTTGCTAATGAAGATTACTCTAAATTAGATATGTATTGCATTTGGTTACATGAATACTATTGTGCGTTAATCCGCGCTGGGTTTAAATCAGATGTTGCTATGACAGTTATGATGGATAAATTATCTTACCCTGATTGGGTAGAATATAAAATGCCAAGAGAAATTGATATTCAAAATTACATGGATGAGGATGAGGACGAATAATGGGCGGAATGGGAAGCGGCGGATACAAACAACCTATGAATCCAGCACCAGTATCAGGTCCTGGTGCTCTATCACAACGTACTGATGGCGGAGCAATTGAAGGTATGACACAACCAGTACAGCAATATACTGGTTTTGAATACGGCATGAATAAAGAAATTAATGATATGCAGTCTTCACAGCCTCTTGCTGGTAATGGTATGCCAGCAGTTCCATTGACTGCACCTACACAATTTCCAGACCAACCAGATTCATTTGGTGCATCATGGGATGAAACTACTCCTGGTATTGATACAACTTTTGTTCAGGGAATACGTCCAGTAGATGCTTCTAGCGTTGCTTATAAGAATTCGCAATTTGATACATCTGGTCAATGGGAAGCAGTCTATAACAGAATTAATTTGGCTTAATGTCATTAAATCAACCAAATAGACTTACACCTAAACGTATTGACACTACGCTTGCTAATGATAACCCAGAAATGTATGCAGCAACCCTTGCTGGTTCTCCTACACCTGAAGAACAAATGATTTCTACTAATCTACAGCATCTTCTTAAACTTGATAAAAAATTAGTTACATCACGTGATTTAGGGAAAGCACGTAACGAATATAAAAAACTAGACCCAATAGTTAAGCAGGGTCTTATTGCTTTAAATTCAAATGCCGATTATCAATTAGAAGAACAAAGTATTATTAGTAAAATTGGTCACGGTATTCTTCATGGAATTACATCTCCATTTAGAAACGTTATTGGTGCTGGTGAAGACTATATTAAATCACTTAATACACCTTACAAGGTTATCCGTCAATTAACTGATACTGGTAAAAGCAACAAAGAAAAATTAGATTATGTTCTTTCACGTAAGAACTTTACTGATGTTTATGATGGTAAAAATTCATGGGACGAAGTTGCTAGCAAAAGACTTAACGACAAACATGGAATAGCAATGAGCACACTTGCTCGCGGTTTTATTGATGGTAAAAAACCTGGTGAAATTTTACGTGAGTACGGCGAACTTGATAGCGAAATGGTTAGAGCCTTTCGTGATTTTTCAGATTATGTTTGGTACGAGGGACTATCAAAAACTGATAAAAATGCAAAGATGACTCCTGGTGCTCAGCGTTACTTAGATGCTAAGGCTGAAGCAAAGGCTTATCAAATTAATCCTGGCAACGATTTTACTAACTGGGCAAACTCAAACCATCCACCAAAAGAAGGTGGTATATGGGGTGCTGTTATTCCTGTTTTATTGGGACTACCTACTTTAGGTGCAGGTGCTGTAAGTCAAAGTAAAGATGGCGAAAGATGGTTAGTTCAGAATCCTAATCCATTTAGTAAAGACACCTTTGTTTCTCCTTCTGGGCAAATTAATGCTGCTTACAGTGTGGCAATTGACCCACTAACTTGGCTTACTGGCGGTACCTCTAAAGCAATACTAGCACCAGAAAAACTTGCTGAAACATTTAACAATGCTGCAGTTGCTGGTAAAAACGTAGACCTTCGTATTGCTGATTTGTTTTCTGACCCACGTGTGGCTGCAAAACATGAAGCGTTAGCAAATGCTATTAATGTATTTCGTGATGCTAAAATTGCAAAGGATATTCCTAAGCAAGGTTATGCTCGTCAAAACATTGCTACTTATTTTCCAGAGTATAATGAAGAAAAATTAATTGACGACCTTGTAAATACTAAGGTCCTTGATGAGAACCAAAATTTAGTTCCAGTAACTGATTTAGATACAATGAAAAAGTTTTTTGAAATCGGTGAAAACACTAGTTATATCACTATGGGTAGCATGCAGAACAATATGTTCTACCGTGAGAATCACGTTATGCTTGAACGAAGAACTCGTAAACTAACTGATGGTATGCGTGCACTTTACGACCAAGTATTTAACGGTGTTGATACTAAAATTCTTAATGGACAAAAGCCTATACCTCAAGAAGCGTATGAAAGCGTAGATGCTTTTGAAAATTATTTTGCTCAGCAGTTAGATTTTAAATTAATTGACCCAGTTAAAGATGAAACGTTAAAAGCGTTAGGTGTTTCTGGTAGAAACTTTACTAAGTTGCATTCAAAGTTATTTGCTAAGCAGGCTGAAAAAGTAATGCTATACGCAGAAGATGATAGTGTTATTAAATCTATTGGTGCTTTTCGTGATTTTGCTCGTATGATTGTAGGAGATAAACCAAGAGCAAATTTCTTAGCAGAAATTTATCGTGCTAAACCATCAGATGAGCGCATGAACATGCTTGCTAGTATGATGAAACTTTATTCAGATAAACTTGGTCTAGCATCTGTACCTAAAGGCGTAGAACTTCAACGTGCTTGGTTAGAAGGTATCTTTGCCCCAACACGTGGCTTTGGTCCAGTTGGTGATATTGATATTCCAGAGCACATGATAGATGACGCTCTTATTAATGTACCTGCTGGTGCTAGCCAGATTATAAACACCACTGAAGGTGTTTCTATGCCTAACTTTGAAGAAATTAGCGAATGGCTTTACAGCGCTATGAAAGATGCAGGCATTAATCGCAAGTTAACTAACTATTTTGGACTTAACGGTATTACTAATAACGTATTTTCTAAGGGAACGCTTCGCGCTTGGACACTATTGCAGTTGTTCCCTAAGTTGGGTTTTAAATCAGCAGTAGATGAAGCAACAATTGCTGGTATGGTAGAAGCGCCAAAGAATATTTGGGGCTTTTTTAGCGGTAAAGGCTCAGCAATGGCTAATACAACTGCTGCATATACTGGTAGTACTAAAACAATGGGCATGGTTAAGTCACAATTACTTAGTTGGGCTGGTAAAAATCCAGCAGAATACGTTCCTGCTGCACAACGTAAGGCTATGCAGGCTCCACAATTAGTTACAGAGCCACACATTCTTCCAAATGGCAGAGTAATTCAACGTGAATACCTAGTATCTGCAGATGAATTTTTTGGGGCACCATATGAAGAGCGTTTAGCAAATATGGTTATTGCAAAATATGCTGGTAAACTAACAGCAGAAGAACAAAAATATTTTTCTACACACTTAATTAACAATTCACACTCACTTGAAGCCCAAGTGCAATCATCTATTGGTGCTTCTTTTGGCGATACGCTTATTGATGGTTCTCTTGCTGCAGAATTGTATGGTAAAAGCGAACTTACTCTTGCTGCCGAAGCAATGGGTCGCAGAGATACAGGTAAGTATAAAGTTGATGAACTAAATCTTCTTACAAATGCAGACCGAGCATTAGTTCAGTACACTGCTTTCTGGAAATACTTTGGAAAGAATGCATATAAGACAGCACGTGGTAATACTGTAGATTTTGGCTCAGCATTTATACGTAATGATGCCCTTAAAACTAAGGCTAACACAGATACTTATGTTTCTGAAATGATGCAACAAATTGGTTGGTCAAAAAATGCTGATGGTGAATGGGTTGCTATAGCAAAAGATGGATATAGTAAAGAATTAATTCGTAAATCAATTGATAAGTACAATCGTCGTTTCCGTCAAACAACTGACCTTATAGGTCAAGGCAAAACTGCTGCTCAAATTACAGAAGCATATATTCGTAATGGCGCTACAGAATTATTTACAATTTTTCATGGTAGTTCTCAAAAAAACAATGACAAACTTCTTTCTTATTTGCAGGAAAAAATAGGTGAGGCACAAGGAAAAATTGCTGAAAGAGTTGGCAAGCGTTCTCAGTTCCCACAAGCAACTGATGTTGCCAAAGCAAAAAAACAAGCAGCATTTGAAAGCGAAATATCTAGTGGTGCGTACCATGTACGCAAGATGCCATTTGCTGATTATGAAATTCTAGCAAAAGACAATCTTGTTGAAGGTACATTAAAAACATCTTATGACTTTCCAAATCTTGTTAATACAGCACAAGGTGCATATGAAAAATATGGTGCAATTCCATGGGAAATGATGGACCGTCAGTTAACTGACTTCTATCGCGCTGATGCATTTAATATAAAATTATTAGACCAACGTAAAACTATGGCAGCAGATGAAAAACAAATGGTTAACGACCTTGTTGCTAATGGTACTAGAAGAGAAGATGCTATTTTACAGGCTGATATACATTTTGATAATCGTGCTACTGCTAATGCAGCAAATGATTTACTTAAGTATGCAGATAATCCTAATATCCGTACACAGTTAGCGTGGAATGCACGTGGTGTTGGAAAGTTCTATCGTGCTACAGAAGATTATGCGCGTCGTATGACTCGTTATTTAGTAGCGCATCCAGACAAAGTAATCTATCGTCTGGGTCATACATCACAGGCTATGAGTGGAACTGGTGTTGTCTATACAGATGACAATGGGACATCATATGTGCTAATTCCTAATGATGGAATTATCTGGCGTTCAATTGCTCCTGCATTTGCAGCAGTAATGAATCCATTTAGAGCGGTAACAGAACTAACACGTGGTAATTGGGACTTTTTTAAGCAACCAGCATGGAATCAATCAACACTTAAGATTTCATTATTGAACCCTTCGTATGGTGAGGGTTCTGGTGTTCCATCTCTTACTGGTCCTACTATGGCTTTCCCCGTACTAGCAGCAAAGTCCATATTGAGTATATCTGATGACCCTAGATTAAAGTATCTTGGAGATAATTTAGATAACTGGATTCTTGGACCACAATCAGATAACACAACGTGGGTACGTGCTTTAATCCCTAGCAATCTATTAAATGTATGGGGTCAATATGACCCAGAACATAAGACTGGTGTAGAAGCAAGTACTTTAGTACAGGCTGCTGCATACTTACAGGCTAACAAAGCAACACGTATGTTGCCAGAAGACTGGGGCAACGCTGAAAAAGTAGAACAATGGTATGACCGTTTACGTCAAGCAGCGCACAATGTTGTATCAGTTAAACTAGGATTTAACACAATCAGTGCTGCACCTATGGGTTCAACTGAGCCTGGTATACCTGATGAACTGCGTCGTTCTGGCATTGTTACATTCCGTCAAGAGTTTAGTGATATTCTTCGTGCTGTATTAGATGTTAACTCTAAGTATGGCTATCAACTAAGCGACCCTATTGGTGCTGCTGTATCTATGTTTGCTTCTAACTATCCAGATAAAACTGTCTATACAGTAAGTCCTAATTCTAAGTCAGCGCAATTGGCTATTAATTATACTAATGAAACCAAGCAATGGGTTATGAAGAACGGTCCATTACTAGAAACATATGGTGATGTAGCATTTGTATTTGCACCACATGTTGGTAAGTATGACCCATCTGTAGTTAAATTTCTTGAAGCATCAGATTTAATTGCTACTAAAAGTAGTCCATTTGATTTGAATGGTCAGCAGTTAAAGAAGTATCTTCTTACAATATCAGTTGCTAAGGCTCGCAATGATTACTATAACGTTGACCGCGAACTACAAAAAAGATTAACTGACCCTAATAACCCTGAACGTAATAGGGCTTCTTATCGTCAAGAAGAAATTGCAAACGCTAAGGCTATTAAAGCAAATATGTTGGCTTCTAATCCAGCACTTAAGAAAGTACTGGGCACTTCTGCGTTTGAAACTCGTCAGTCTTTGGCTAGTAGGTTTAATCATTTAGACCAGTTAGTTAATAACAAAAAGTATAGTAAGTATATACCAGAAACTGCATCCTATGTTCTTTCAGAACAAATGTTGCCACTAGCAAAGCGTGTAGTTGCTGTGCTTGAAGATGTAAACATACGTTCTCAATTTAATGGAGAAGAACTAATTCAAGCAGAACTAACTAATGGTTTAAATAACTTAAAGAAATATGCTGCAGGCAATGCTGTTCTATCTGAAGCATTTGACTCAATTATCTCTCCATATTTAAATGACTTATATACAATTCCAACCGTAGCGATGGGTAAATAGTAATGGCAATCAAACCAAAAAAGAAACCTAAACCAGTACCTACATCTGCCGCTAATGCTGAGTCAAAACTTGGCGGAAACCCTACGGGTAAATCAAATGTTGACGTACCTATTGTAGGCGAAAACAATTTACCAGTAGTTCCAACTGGCGTTTCTTCTAACTGGGATGCATTTATTAATGGTGGTCTAGCGCTTAACTCTGGCTCTACTACAGGTGGTGTGCAAAGCGCACCTTATGTATCAGCAGTTGTCACACCAGGTGGGCAGCCAAAGGCTGTAGTAATTTTCCCTAGTGCCGATGGTACTGGATACCTATTACAAGACCTTGATAAAGCAGTTCAAGACAATATGACTGGCTTAACAGCCATGAATATTCAGAACTATAAGGCTCAATTACGTGCTTACTATCCATCCGATAAAGCATTTAGAGTATCCTATTCAACTACAGATAAAGATGTTTCTTTCCAACAGGCTATTAAACGTGCTCTTTCTGAAACATCAGTATCTAACTTTAACTCTGGAGCATTAAATGCTAGAGAATTAAAGAAGAATCCTAATGCTCCTTTAGCACAAAGTCTTTATACCTTTGATTCGTATGTACTATCACGTCCACAGGTTGCTACGCCAACAACAGAAAGTACTCGTACTGGTGGTTTAACAAAGCGTGAAGATGCACTAGCAGAGTTTTATCGTACTGTTCAGCAGTATGTTGGTGACCCTGCATTAGTTAATAACCTACCTACATTGGCTGAAGCATACTGGCAAAAACTCCATAATGCTGAAATGCAACGTCAGTCTACTTCAATTAGTCGAACAGATATTTTAGGTAATCGTGTTAGTTCTGGTGCTTCATATACACAACTAACAGAAGTAGATAGACTTGAAATGCGTGTTGGTCTAATTACTAAAGGTGGCGAAGCAAAGGATAAAAAAGGTAAAGTAAAGACTAGTACTGGTATCCTTAATGTTCAACCAGATGCATTGCAAAACTCTGGTGGTTTAATTGGTGATGCTTATACTCAACTTACCAACCATTCATTTGATATGGGTATACCTGTAGATAAGATTGACTTGGTCAATCGTGCTAGTAAAACACTTCTTCCTGGTGGTTCAGTAGACCAGCAAAAAAGAAGTATTACGCAGGCTGCAAAGATTTATTATCCTACATTAGCAAAGGCAATTGAAGAAGGTTTAAAGGTAACTGATATTGCTGCTACGTTCCAACGTAAGAAAGAATCAGAACTGGAACTAATGCCTAATACTGTAAACATATTTGATGACAATGTACAAAAGGCTCTTCGTAATGACAAAGGTCCTATGGACGAGAATGATTACATTGCTTCAGTTCGTCAAGACCCTAACTGGAAGTTCACAAAGAAAGCCAATGAAGCATCAGCAGGATTTATTAATACAATTCTTAAAACATGGGGGAAGGTAGGATAATGGCAACTAAACCTTCTGCACCTAAACCAGCACCAAAACCTGCAGCACCTAAAGCAGCATCTGTACCAGCAAAAACTCCTGCTGGCAAAACAGTATCAACTATTAATGCTGGTATTCAACAAATTACTGGTGGTTACAAACCTATTGCTACACCTAAAGATGCAACAGGTATGCAAGGTGTTGGTATTACAGGAACTGACCGTAATGTTGCAAAAGAAATTGAAGCATTTAAACTAGGTTATTCGCAAGAATACATTGCTTCTCGTGGTGGTCTTAACTCACAAGGTTATTGGAATGACGTACCAGTTAGTGGTCAACTAACAGCAGAAGAACAAAAATCTGTATTACTTCCTAATGGAACAGTTAATACAGGAGCAATGGCTGCTATCCTTCAGAAGAAAGCATACGATGAAGCAATTGCTAATGGCGGAGACCCAACAGATGTTTTAAATAAATTAAAAAATCAATGGGGAGATTTGTTTGATTCTTCTATTGGTGGTAAAAAAGATGGTAAGGGTGGTTATGATGCTAATGGTAATCCTGTTACTGGCGGTTCCTATAATTCTGATGGTTCTCTTGCTGCATCTGGAGCGAGTGGAGCAGCATCAAATGCAATAGACAATGAACGCCGTGATGCGTTTGCTGCTATTCGTAAGACACTCCTAACATATGGATTCACAGAGTCAGAAATGGCTGAGATTGATAAGTACATTTCTACAACATTAACCAATCCACGTATTGGTGCTGAACAGGCTCTTATTGATATGCGTAGTCTTAATGCATATAAAGCACGCTTTGCTGGTAATGAGGCTCGTGTTAAAGCAGGGCTTAATGCATATAGCGAAGCAGATTACTTAAGACAAGAAGACTCGTATGCCCAGTATCTTAAGGCTGGTGGAGTTGAATCACTTGGTAATCGTGCATTGTATTCTAAATTAATTGGTGGCGCTGTTGCGCCAGACGAAGTAGGCAAGCGTATTAACCTTGCTGTAAATCGTGTTCAGAACTCTGACCCTGAGATTAAAAGACAACTACAAAAATTTTATCCAACTATTACCGATAAAGATATGGTTGCATATTTCCTTAATCCAGAAGCAGCGCTTCCAGAACTACAGAAAAAAACTACGGCTGCTGAAATTGGTGCTGCTGCATCTAATCAAGGATTAAATAAAAGCATTGCTGCAGAAGACATAGCATTATACAGAAAATCTGCAGAAGATTTAGCAGCATATGGTATTGATAGAGCCGCTGCTTTAGAGGGTTATACAAACATTGCTACAGTATTGCCAACTTCTCAGAAGTTAAGTAGTATCTACAAAGAATCAGATATTAACTATACTCAACAAACTGCTGAATCTGAGTTCTTGAAATCAAATGCTGATGCTGCAGAAAAACGTAGACAACTAAAGGCTTTGGAAACAGCAGCATTTAGTGGTAGTAGCGGAACATCAAAAGTAAGTTTTGCTTCTCAAGCCAGAGGTGCTGGCTTAATATAAATAGAATCCTGAGCGGACCAACCAGCCCCGCCAGCGTATAAGACTGGTAGCAAGAGCCAGACCGATTCCCCGATTGGAACCTGTGGCTTGCGACTACAACGAATAGAAGGGTGGATGGTTGCTATGAGCAACAACTACTGGGACGAAGACGAAGACGACATAGATACACAAGACGAAGTACAACTGGATGGTACTGACTTACTTAAAAAGTTACGTAAAGCCAAACGTGCAGACGAAAAGCGTATTAAAGAACTTACAGAGCAACTTGAGGGTTTATCCAAGGCGCAGCGTGAGCGTACAGTCAAAGAAGTCCTAGAAAAGAAGGGTGTAAATCCTAAAGCAGTAAGACTAATCCTAAAAGATATTGACGATGTTTCAGAAGAATCAGTGAATAACTGGCTCAATGACAACGGAGATTTATTTGGATTAACTCCTGCAGAGGACGCATCCGTAGCAAACACTGCAGACCTAGCGGCATTACGCCAACAGGATGTAGTAACGCAGGGTGCAACAACACCTGACCGAGCAGAGAACCTAGAGCAACGATTAGCAAATGCAGAATCTGCAGATGAAATCTTGTCTCTCCTTCGCTCACAATAACACAATCATAGTTTCTAGTCACTTGGAGGTGACAATATGGCATATGTATCAACAGCATCCGATTCTCTCGGAGGTACCGCTGGTGGTGCTGGTCTAGTTCAAAAGGCGTATGACCGTCTTTTGGAGTTTGCTCTCCGTTCAGAACCCCTAATTCGTTCTGTCGCAGATAAGCGCCCAACTAACCAGTCCATCCCTGGCTCAACAGTAGTTCTACAGAAGTACGTTGACCTTTCAGCAGCAACAACAGCACTCACAGAAACAACTGACCCAGATGCAGTAGCAATGTCTACACCAACATCTGTAACCATTACTCTTGCAGAGTATGGTAACTCAGTTCTAGTTACACGTGCGTTGGAACTCTTCAGCCTCGCTGATGTAGACCCAGCAATCGCTAACATTATTGCATTCAACCTTGCAGATTCAATTGACTCTGTAGCAATGACAACATTGCGTGGCGGTTCAAACGTAATCTACTCAGGTTCAACTGCAACATCAACAGCAACAGTTACTGCTGCTGCAACACTTTCTTCAGCAAACATCCGCAAGGCTGTTGCGAAGTTGCGTGCTAACAAGGCAACTGCCCGCAAGGGTTCACTCTACTGGGCTGGTATCCACCCAGAAGTTTCACACGACCTCCGCGCCGAAACAGGCTCAGCAGGTTGGTTGCTTCCTAACCAATACGGTTCTGCACAAGACCGTATCTGGGCAGGAGAAATCGGAACATACGAAGGTGCATACTTCGTAGAGTCTCCACGTCTTTACTCTGCAACAGACGGTGCTTCATCTGCAAAGGTGTACCGCACAATCCTCGCAGGACAGCAAGCAATGGCAGAAGCCGTTGCTGAAGAACCACACGTAGTTATCGGACCAGTCGTTGACCGCTTGATGCGTCACCGTCCAATGGGCTGGTACGGCGTTCTAGGCTTTGCACGTTACCGTGAAGAAGCACTAT